ATACGTAAACCCCAACGCTGTTGCCCGCGTCAAGCAAACGACGGCCTATAAGCAGTATGAAGCAATTGGTCGCGCCTACTTCTCACGTGTCCCAGACAGGCAGATTGAAAGAGTATTGAGTGGTGAAATCAATATTGAAGACATCAACTCTTCCCAGCGAGAACTAGCAAAAGCAAAGTACCAACACCTCGCCCCCATGCTGGACAAGGGTTTGACAATGGAAGACTTGGCAGCCTCGTACCGCTCCCAGGCCGCAGCACTTCTAGAAGTTGACGAAAACATGATCGACATGGCTTCTCCAAAGTTCGAGTCGGCTTACTCCTTTTCTGACGGTGGCACAAAAAGATTAATGAGTGCCGGAGAGTGGACTCAAATGATCCGTACGGACAACAAGTATGGATGGAACAAAACCGAGAACGCTAAACAGGAAGCAAGGCAACTAGGACTGGCAATGGCCTCTGCTTTTGGTAGGTTAATGTAATGGCTCAACCCAAACAAGACGCTGAAACAGCAGACGAAATTCTTTTTTCCTGGCTGCAGTACTACGGCCTGACCGATGTCGACCTGGTGGATACCATTGTTGGTGCTTGGAAAACACAAAAGATTGCTGACCCCAGCAACCTGGAATCCATCGGTTTCGCCATCAAAGACACCGAAGCATACAAGAAGCGTTTTGCAGGGAACATTGCACTTCAAAGACAAGGCAAACCCACATACAGCCTGACCCAGTACCTCAGATTGGAACAGGATTACAAAACAGCCATGCAAGGCTCGGGCTTGCCCGCTGGCTTTTACGACAGCCCAGAAGACTTTGCTCAGTTTATTGGAAATGATGTTTCTGTGGCAGAAGTTTTGCGGCGCGTAAGAGATGGGTTCCAAGCCGTTGACCAAGCCAACCAAGATGTCATTGACGAAATGAAACGTTTGTATGGCGTCAGCAAAGGTGACCTGGCTGCATACTTCCTAGACCCCAACACAACAGAGCAAATCCTGCTTAATCGTGCCCGCGCCGCACAGATCGGCTCTGAGGCAACACGCCAAGCCGGTATCAGTTTGACCGCCGGAACAGCCGAAATGCTCGCTCGTGAAAACGTGGACCAAGCAAGAGCGCAACAGGGTTTTGCCTCCATTTCAGAAGCACAACAACTATTCGCTCAAACATCTTCAACTGAAGAAGCCATCTCACAGGAAGAACAAATTGGCGCAGTGTTTGGCACTAATGCCGCTGCGGCTCAACGTGTTCGCCAGCGCGCAGCACAACGCGCAGCAGAAGGACAGGCGGGCGGCGGTTTCGCAGCACAAGGCGCAGAAGTCACCGGCCTATCAAACGCTTGACAGTATAAGTATTCATCGACAAAGATGTATCCGATTCCGTAATGGAAGGAACTCTTGTCGAATCCCCCGCAGACAAGACGTAGAAGGGGTGTACATATCAAACCAAAATGCAGCCGACCGGAACCTCCGTCCGGATCGTGGGCAAAGGAGTGTGAAGCCATATGAGCGAGTCTGAAGACTATTTCGAAGATGAGCAGACCAATGAGGGCAAAAACCCTTTAAGGAAGCACATCAAGCAGTTGGAGCAGGAAGTCGCAGAACTCCGTAAGGAGCGAGCGGAAGCCGCAGCAGCCAAACGCGAACTTGCTTTTGCAAAGTCGGGTATCCAGTTGGATAGCCCAATTGCTAAGTATTTCGTTAAAGGTTACGAAGGCGATCTTGAACCAGACGCAATTCGACAGGCCGCGCTCGAAGCAGGTTTGATGCAGGCACCCCCGGACAAATCGGCAAATGAGGCAGCAGCATGGAAGCGCACCGAACAGGTCGCAGCCGGAAGCAACCTTTCTGAGCCGCCCGTGGATTTCATCACACGTATCAATAATGCAAAGAGCCAGGCAGAAGTAGAGCAGATTCTCTTAGAGGCGTCACAAGCGCAAGAACTTTAACCTCTAAAAGAAAGCAGAAAAAACCATGGCCGGAGAAACCACAACCTCCTCCCTTTCCGTTGACCAGACCGCGTTTGACCGCATTGCTTATTTTGCACTGCGTTCAGAACTTCTGTTCGACCAGGCTGCAGATGTGCAGCCAACCGCCCAGTCAATGCCAGGTTCGGCAGTTACGTTCACGATTTTCGCGGACCTTGCTGCAGCAACCAGCACACTCAACGAAGTGACCGACGTTACCCCTGTTGCTTTGAGCGACAGCCAGGTCACGGTTACCCTTGCTGAGTACGGTAACGCAGTTGTCACCACCGCTAAGTTGCGTGGCACCTCGTTCCTGAACGTTGACACGACAGCAGCAAACATCGTTGGTTACAACGCTGGTGATTCAATCGACCAGGTTGTCCGCGAAGTTCTTGCTGGTGGCACCAACGTCATCTACGGCTCGGGTGGAGCAACAACCCCGTCAAGCCGCACCACTGTTGCAGCCGAAGACATCATCTCTGCAGATGACGTCCGTAAGGTTGTGGCACAGTTGCGTGGCGCAAACGTCGCAACCTTCAATGGTGCATACATGGGTTACATCCACCCAGACGTTTCCTACGACTTCCGTGGAGCAAACGGTGCAGCCAACTGGCGTGACCCCCACACCTACGTTGACACCGCAAACCTGTACAACGGCGAAATCGGCCAATTCGAGTCGGTTCGTTTCATCGAAACCCCACGCGCAAAGGTGTTCACCAACGCATCTGACGGCTCCGGCTCAACCGGCACTGTCGATGTGTACTGCACACACGTGATGGGTCGCCAAGCGCTTGCTAAGGCGCACAGCGTCACCGATGGCAACGGTCCAGCACCGAAGATTGTCCGCGGCAACGTTACCGACATCCTCATGCGCCTCCAGCCGCTCGGTTGGTACTGGCTCGGTGGATACGGTCGCTTCCGTGAGGCAAGCCTCCGCCGCATCGAAACATCTTCGAGCATCGGCACAAACTCGTAATTAACGAGTAAGCGTTAGCCCCCGCCTTGAACCGGCGGGGGCTTTTGCTATTCTGGGGTGATGCCGTTCTTCACGCCACCAACAGATGACTTCGTTGTGTTTGGTTCAACCTATGACGATTTAGCGGAAGATTTCTTTTCCCGCTTACCCCCTACCCCCCGTGGTCGGAACATTTACAAATTGTCAAATGGTGTCTTTACAGAAAACCAACCACCGTTTTTATCTGATGCCGTTATCACTTACTATGGCGGACACACAACAGAAATAACTCAAGCCGAAGCCGATGACCTGACAGAGGCTGGATACGGAGATTACATAACATGATCCTGCACCAACGGACACACCCCAACTTGGATGTTGCCGATTGCTTTGGCTGCAAGGTCGCACACGTAAAGACTGGGCCCAACCCCACAACAACCGGTGGTAAGCGCGCCTCAGAGATAAATGCGACCGAGGCACGCTGGCATAAAGACATGCCTGCCTACAAACGTTTAAGGGCCGACGGTCTGCAGCCAAAAAGAATCGATGGGTGCGCCAACCTAGAAAAGAAAGCCAAGGAGTCATGGCAAGTGGAAACAGGGATAATCTAAAAAATATCTGGATTTGCGGTCCGGAACACTCTTACTACGGGTATGGAAACATGAACGTTTCCTTGCAGCGCCACTTACCTGATGGGGTTAGGCAGAATCCGGCAGCCGAAGCCGCAGTGTTTTGCCTTCAACCAAACATGGTAAAAGGCTGGTATCGAGGCCAGCGTCGTTCCATCTTTACTATGTGGGAAACTAGCGAGTTGCCCGCAATGTTTTACGAGCATTTATCTCAGTTCGACCAGGTGATTGTTCCGTGTGAACATAACAAAGAACTGTTTAACAGATACCACGACAATGTGAAGATTTGCCCCTTGGGGGTTGACACTAACTTTTGGAAACCTTGTGAGGTTCCAGAAAACAAAGTATTTCGTTTTGTGGCCGGGGGTTCTTCTTGGCAACGCAAGGGCTTGGACTTGGTTGTCGCAGCGTTTGAGCAGTTAGGTTTACCTAACACAGAGTTGGTATTGAAAATCACGCCCGAGATTCGGGGCGAGGCGCCAATCATTAAAAGTTCTCAAATAACAATCGTCGAAAACTGGCTGACCCTGCAACAGGAGTACGACCTGTATGCCTCAGCCGACTGCTTTGTCGCCGCTTCCCGAGGTGAGGGATTTGGGCTCATGCCACTACAGACCATCGCCATGGGCGTGCCGACAATCATCTCCGACATGACCGGCCATAAAGAGTTTGGGCATTTAGCAAGCAGTCTGATCCCAGCAGAAGAAAAACCCGCTATCCATGCAAAAACATGGAAAGTTGGCAACTGGTATGAATCATCTGTTGAAGACATTAAGAACGCCATGCTCGAACAGTTTGAGGAGAAAGAGCAGCGCCGAGCAACCGCTCTAGAAGTGGCCCCAAAAGTTTCTGCGTTTACCTGGAATAAAGCGTCTCAAAAACTTGTTAGAACCTGTAAAGCAAGCGGTGAACTTACCGAACTGGACTGGGTTCAGGCGGATCAGGCATTGGTCCAGATTACGGTTAATCGCAAGGTGGAGGCCGATATTGGGCGGCACAAGATTCGCCTAGCCAAGAACGAGACGGCCATGGTCCCGATTGTTGTTCGTGATACTCTTCGAGATGCAGGTTATTTAGGGGTTTGAAATGGCTTACACAAAACCAAGTCTTAGAGAGACATTAAAGAATCGAATAATGCAAGGCTCCAAAGGTGGGCGGCCTGGTCAATGGTCTGCCCGTAAAGCCCAACTTCTTGCCCAAGCATACGAGAAGGCTGGCGGTGGCTACTCGGGTAGTAAAACCGCTAAACAGAAATCACTGTCCAAATGGACCAAGGAAGACTGGGGCACAAAATCTGGCAAGCCCAGCACCCAAGGCAGTAAAGCCACCGGCGAACGTTACCTGCCCAAGAAGGCCAGGGAGTCCTTAACCTCTGCTGAGTATGCTGCAACGACCAGGGCCAAGCGTAAAGGCACTGCCGCTGGTAAACAATTTGTAAAGCAACCCCCCAAGATTGCTAAGAAAACTGCGAGGTATAGGTGAACAAGAAAGACCCACGACTGGCCAGGGCTGGCGTAAGCGGCTTCAACAAGCCTAAGCGCACCCCAGATCACCCGAAGAAATCCCACATTGTTGTGGCTAAAGAAGGCGACCAGATTAAGACAATTCGCTTTGGCCAACAAGGCGTATCTGGCTCCCCTAAGAAAACTGGAGAATCGGCCTCCTACCGCAAGCGCCGAGAATCCTTCAAGGCCCGCCATGCTTCCAATATTAAAAAGGGCAAAATGTCGGCAGCATATTGGGCTGACCGTGTAAAGTGGTGACACCAAGAGTCAGGAGATAGTTATGCCAATGGTCGGTAAAAAAGAGTTTCCATACACCAAAGCCGGTATGAAGGCCGCGGAAATGGCTAAGAAGAAGATGGTTAAAAAGAAAATGGCCGCTAAGAAGAAGATGAAGTGATGAGCGCTAAAGGCGAAAAGTACAAAGGCAAAAAAGCCATGATGAAGCACGAGCGCATGGAAGGCGCAAAAGAGCGCATGATGGAGTACGGCAAGAAGGCGGCCAAGAAGAAGGTTGCCGCTAAAAGAAAGAAGATGAAGTAATGGCACAGCAAAGAGCAGGCGTTGAAGGAAGCGGTGGTGGCAAGAAGCCGCAGCCACCTACTTTTATGGGTTCAAGAACTGGTCGATCAAGTGGTGTCAGTGGCGCATTGAAAACCATTATGGCTCCTGGTGTTGCACTATCCAAGGCACAACAATCCGCTTTGATGGCATACCTAAAGTCACTGGCTAATTCAGCGTCAAAACTAACACCCAAACCTGGTTCCTCTTCTGGTCCCAGTTTTGCTGGAGCGAAGCCAAGCAAGCCGCAGCCGAAGCCTGTTAAGCCCGAGCCGAAGACGAAGCCACCGATGCCAAAGCCAAAGCCGAAGCCGAAGCCAAAGCCACCGACTAAACTTCCCAACACGAGGTAATTATCATGGCCCCCATCAAGAAACAGCCAATGCCCAAGAAGCCGAAACCAACCCCTCCTGCTAACCGCATGTTTGCTGGTGGACCTGGTGGTTTGGTTAAGCCCAAGAAAAAGAAGTAAGAAAAGCAGTGAGGGCGAAAGAGTCAAAGACAGCAAAACGTAAGCGCACTAAAATTACAGAACCTGATGCTTACGGCACGAAAACAACTGTCAGAAACGCCAACGGCGATATCATTCGAATCACATACAGACCAAGGTGACAAAAATGCCAGCAGCAAAAAAACCAGCAGCAAGAAAAGCCGCAGCACCAAAGATGACAGCACAAATGCGTCAGCCAGTTACGGGTGGGAACGCGCAATGGAAGAAAGACCTTGAAAAACGTCTTCGCTCTACCTATCCTGGGCGTCGCAAAGACATAGTGCAAAACACCCGCGCAAACTGGGTGCGTAGCCAACTTGATGTTGTATCTGAAAGCAACTACTGGAACAAACCAGGCGCCATGCAGTTGTCA